AAGAAAAAGAATTGTTGCGTCCAATAGCCGAAGTTATGGCTATAATGGACGGAAATGCCTTCTTTGGTATGACCCGTAATGATTTGGGCGAAGATACTTGGTATGAGCAGTATCTACCAGAAGCATGGGCAATATATAAAGCACAGGGCAAAAACGGCGGTTGGATTCAAGAAACAAGTTGGGCAAAAGATCGCCAACATGAAAGTGAAGCCGTAAAAGACGCTTATGACCAATGGCGTTTATTAAAGTTATTAAGTCGTAAGACTATTTGATATCACCGTATATTCGCAATACCTCCTCTACTGCTGGATGACGTTCAATATCACTGCCTGTAAATTCTACGGTGCCAACGTGTGCGCTGGAGCGGAATTGGTTAATTAGTTTGTTGAAATCTAATAATCCGTTCTCACCTTCTGTTCGGTCGGTCTGACGAACATCGCCTGTTACAATGATACGACTGCCTTCACCAATACGTGTTAATAACATTTTCATTTGATTTGGCGTTGCATTTTGCATTTCATCTGCGATGATTACTGCATTTTTGAAAGTTCTACCACGCATAAAAGCAAGTGGACAAATTTCAATAACACCATTTTCAATCATAGAAAGTGTATCACGTGTGGTATAATACTCATGTAGCACATCAAATAGCGGTTTAGTCCAAGGTTCCATTTTTTGTACTAAATCACCTGGCAAAAACCCATGACGCTCACCTTCAACGCCAACTGCTGGTCTTGTCATAACAATCTTGTCAATTTGACGTTCTTTGAGAAATTTAATTGCTGCTTGCATAGCTAACAGTGTTTTGCCCGTGCCAGCAGGTCCACTTGCAATAATAATGCTCATAGATGGGTCCATGAGTAATGCAAGATAGTCTTCCTGATTAAGATTTCTGGGTAGTATCTCGACTGTTCTTTTCTTCTGTGGTAAGAACTGTTCTATTTGAGTTATATTGTTATAATTTCTGTTTTGGGTTTGTGAGTTAGGGTTCATCTGATGTAGCTTCTGTTTACGCTTCATAAAGTATTCTCTTCCCGTGCTGGTTGTAGCACAAAAGTATTTAAATCACAATATATGACATTATAATGTAATGTATCTTGACCTCATTTTGTTATAAATAACTTAAGAGTGTCACTATGGATATTAAACAAAATTTAAAAGCAGTAAAACAAATTTATATGAGCGATGCTGCAATCAGCATGCTCTGCGATTTTGAACGTGTTCTTGATAACATGGATTTCTATACTTTTCCAAACTGGCGTATTGGTGAATTGGTTGAAGGTCCAATTATTAGTCGTTATTGGGTAAAGTGCATATTCATGTGGCCGCTAGATCGTATGCCAGATCCAGCTGCAGCTAAACGTTTATTACCATATGGTGCAAAGATAACTTATAAAAAAGAAAAAGTGCGAGTTCCTATTGAAATTCGTAGTCCCGCTGACATTAGACCAGGCAGTCACAAAGGTAAACTTGTAGAATTTCCTATTTGGTATGTAGAAATGCTATTACCAAAAAAACTTATGAGTGATATTAAACAAGGTAGTGTAGATATTGCTGGTGAAGAAGTTGATCTCGCTGACTTACAGGCAAGCATTGAAAAAGGCTTGAGTGATAAGGGTGCAAAAGAACAAGATGTGAATAAAGAAGCTCCAATTGAAAATGAGGAGGAAGAAAATGAAAAAGCATAATCAGTTGAACGAAGGTCTACAAGCAGACGACCTAAAGTATTTGGTTGATAATACTATTCATATTGATGAATATAATAGTAAAATGGGTGACCCAAGTGATGTTGTCACATTAAGTTTCAAAGTAAAAGATTTAATGCCAGCGACTGATTTGGTAAGTTTTCTCGAAAATGGTTATGATTTTATTCTTGATGCTGACGTAAGCACTGGTGAAGTTGCTGATAATGAACGTCTTGTATTTGTTGAAGTGCAACGCAGACCAAATGTTTACAAATATATAAATGAAATGTTAGATGATCTTAATCATCTTACTGGTGTTGAACGTGGTAATTGGAAATTCCGTTGGTATAAAAGCAATGATTATCAACCAATGAATGAGGAAAACTTTACAAAGTCAGTGCCACAAAATCCTGCACAATATGAAGAAAGTGTAAAAAGTTTTAATAGAGTAAAGAGTGAAACTGAAAAGTTAAATAGTGATATAGACGCAATCAAGAAATTAAGTGGAATTATCTAATGTTTGGAATCAGCCTTTGGAAAATTGGCATCGTCATTGCACTTATAGGTGGTATTGTAGGTTACTTTAAGTATACACAAGACGAATTAGCCAGATTAAATCAAGAAGTAGCAGCAAAAGAATTTGCTCTTAAAACTACAAGCGAAACACTAAAGAAAACACAAGAAGATTTACAAAAGCAGCAAGAAATTGCACAAAAGGCATATGATGATTATCAGTCTGCTCGTAATGAAGTAAACACAATACAAGAAAAATTTAGAAAAAATAATCGTGACCTTGCAGCATTTGCACAAGCCAAACCAAAAGAAGTCAAGAAACGCATGAATGATGCTACGGCAAAATCATTCCGATGCATAGAAGAAACAGTCAACAAAGGAACCGCAAATGTCCCAGGTTGTTAGAATACTTGCAGCTATATTTGCTACTGCATTGCTTATGGGTTGCCAAACTACACAACCAACAACAGCCGTAGTTACAGTAGAAAAACCTACTCTTATGTTACCTAATGTAGACCAAGTTCAGTTAAGTGACGTAGAATGGTATATTATAAATAAAAACGCCAAAACTGGTGCGGATGATCACATTGACACAACATTTAGAACGGCAAATAGCGACACTCTTTTCGCAATTACTCCAAAAGACTATGAAGACATGGCAATCAACCAAGCCAATCTTGTTAAAATCATTAGACAATATCAAGCACAACTTGGAGCATACAAAAAATACTATGATGCACAAGCCGCTAAACCAGACACAACAAAAACAACTACAGGAACAAAATAAGATGGCAGATGACGATGATGAACCAATTGGTCCACGCCGTATGGCAGATGATGAGCGTCCAGAAGATGCACAATTAACAACTGCCGCTACATCTTATGCACCTACTCCACAAACACAATTAAGTGCAGAAGATCAAAAGAATGTAGAACTTCGTAAAATTGCACTTGAAGAAATGAAATTTCATCTTGAAGAACGCCGTGAACTTCATAAGATGATGATAGAAGATCGTCGTGAACAACAAAAAGAAGATGAAATAGAATACGAACGTCAACGCCAATTGCGTGAAGAACGTAAAGCAAATGAAAAACCACCAGAACATTGGATGCAAAAATTCTGGCGTCCTATGATGGCAGTTCTTTATATGCTTATTTGTGCTTTTGATTTTATCGTTGCTCCATTCTTAACAATGGCAATGCCAGTATTTCTTAAATCACTTGGCGCAACTACGATTGCTTACACACAATGGACAAGTCTAACACTTTCTAATGGTGGTCTTATACATCTTGCATTTGGTGCAATTTTAGGTATCAGTGCTTGGGGCAGAACCCAAGAAAAGAAAGATGCTGGTACACCAGCAGCAAAAAGCACCTTGACAAGCAATTAATTACATGCTAAATTATTAGTATGAGTCATTATGAAACACTTGGGGTGGCACAGTCTGCCACTCCAGAAGAAATTAAATCAGCTTTTAGAAAACTTGCCAAACAGCATCATCCTGATTTGGGTGGTAGCAAAGACAAGTTTCAGCAGATCAACGATGCTTATAATACATTAAGCAATCCACAAGAACGTGCCGCTTATGATTATAGTTTGAAAAATCCACAACCACAATTTCGTAATTTTCATCAGCATCAAGGTGGCGGAAATCCATTTGAATTTCATTTTAACTTTGGCGGTGGTCCAGATCCATTTGCCAATTTCCATGACCAATTCTTTAACCAATTTGGCTTCCAGACTCGCCAACAGCCAAGAAACCGTAATTTACGTGTAGTATTAGACCTTAACTTTTTGGATACACTAAATCCACAAGTTAAAATTATAGAATTTAATACCACAAATAATAAAGATAAAATACAAATTGAAATACCAGCAGGTGTTGAAGATGGATATGTATTTCAGGTAGTTGGACGTGGGGATGATGCCAATCCAGGCGTTCCACGTGGTAATTTAGATGTCCAAATCCGTGTTCAGCGGCATGAACGTTTTACAAGAAATGCTGAAAATGTAATGGAAGATATTACAATTGATGCATTTCAAGCCATATTAGGATGTAATTTACCTGTAAATTTACCAAGTGGTAAAATTATAGAATTACATATTCCTCGTGGAACTCAAAACGGTAGCCAATTTGGTATTACGGATGAAGGTTTCCCAAGACAAAATGGCACTCGTGGCAAGTATATTGCAAGAATTAATATTAAAATTCCAACAATTTTGACTAATGAACAACTTAATTTAGTTAAAGAAATACAGAAAATCAAACCAATAAATACTTGACAACTACTGAATACATGTTATATTAGGACTATGACACAATTTAGCAGCAACGGCGACCTTGAAAAAGTAGTAAAAATAGCGAAGCAATTTGCTATTGACAACAATCACCAATATTACACCGTAGAGCATCTATTGGTTAGTATGCTCCACGAGCGTGGTTTTAGTAAGATTCTTAAAGAAATTGGTGTAGATGTAGAGAATCTTGTATTGGATTTGGAAAATTATATCTTTGATAATACGCCAGTAGCAAAAGATACAGATGCCGCAGAACCCAAGAAAACACAAAGTCTTGAACGTGTATTCAACCGTGCCTTTACCCAAGTTATCCTACTTGGTCGTCAGCAAATTCATATTACTGACCTATATTTGAGCATCAGTAAGGAAACACAAAGCCATGCTGCTTATTTCCTTAACAAGTATGGCGTAGAACCAGAAAAAGTTTTAGAATTATATAAAAAGACCAATAAAAAGCAAGTAGGTGTTGGTGGTAATGCACTTGATGAATATTGCACTAACTTAAATGAACTTGTGCGTGATGGTAAGATTGATCCTGTTATTGGTCGTGCAAGTGAAATCGCTGATATGACACAAATACTTGCACGTAAGAACAAGTGCAATGTTATGTTGGTTGGTGATCCTGGTGTTGGTAAAACTGCTATTGCCGAAGGTATTGCATATAATATTGTGCATGATGATGTTCCAAAGTTTCTACGTGGTCATGAAGTATACAGCTTGAATATTGGTAGTCTACTTGCAGGCACCAAATATCGTGGTGACTTCGAAGAACGTCTACAAGAAATCATGAACGCCGCAACTGAACAAGGTAATGTTATCTTATTCATTGACGAAGCGCACCAAATGAATGGTGCTGGTAGCGGTAGCAATAGCAGTGTTGATTTGGGTAATATGATTAAGCCATCACTTGCACGTGGTGATTTTAAGGTAATAGCTTCTACTACATGGGAAGAATATACCAAGCATTTTGAAAAAGACCGTGCGCTGATGCGCCGCTTTAACAAGGTTAATGTTGGTGAACCAAGTATTGAAGATTGTAAAACAATTATGCTTGGAATTAAATCCAATTATGAAACATTCCATAATGTTAAAATTACAGATGCTGCTGTTACAGAAGCAGTGATGTTAAGTCATCGTTTCCAAGCAGATAAACGTCTACCAGATAAGGCTATTGACCTTATTGATAGTGCCGCAGCATTACGCCGCACACAATCACGTGGGTCACGCACCATTGATGTTGCACAAATCCGCCGTGAATTGAGCCGTATCACTGGTATTCCAGAGTCACAGCTTGGTGCAGAAAATACACAGAAACTTATGCCAACTCTTGACAAAGAGATTAAGCGTAAAGTCTATAATCAAGATGCGGCAGTTGATGCAGTTCTTGATCGTGTATGGGTAAGTCAAGCTGGCTTAAAGGCTGATAATAAACCAATTGGTTCATTCCTGTTCCTTGGTCCAACTGGCACTGGTAAAACAGAACTTGCTAAACAGTTAAGTGAAAAACTTAATATGAAATTGCTGCGTTTTGATATGAGTGAATATCAAGAAAAGCATAGTATTTCACGATTGATTGGTTCACCACCTGGCTATGTTGGTTATGATGATGCTAATCTTGCTGGTGGATTGCTTATCAGTGAAGTTGCCAAGAACCCACATTGTATTATTCTATTTGACGAAATTGAAAAAGCACATCCTGATGTTGCACAAGTGTTGTTGCAAGTTATGGATGAAGGTTTCATCACTGGCACCAATGGTAAACGTGCTGACTGCCGCCAATCGCTATTGATTATGACCAGTAATCTTGGTGCCGCTGATAGTGAACGTCTTGCTATTGGTTTTGGTAGTCAAGACCGCAGTGATGCGGTTGAAACTGCTGTTAAAGAGCATTTCCGTCCAGAATTCCGCAATCGTGTAGATGCGATTGTTACATTTAACAAACTGGATAGCAAAACTATCCGTAAGATTGCTGAAAAGTTCATTGCTGAACTTGAAGCACAGATGTCAGGTAAAAATATCACAGTTAATGTTACTGACGCTGCATATGATTGGCTTGTCAAGCGTGGTTATAGCCCGCTACTTGGTGCAAGACCAATGAGCCGCACAATTCATGAACATATTAAAGTTCCATTAGCAAAGAAAATACTATTTGACAGAACACAAACCAGTGTTACAATCAAAGTAGACTTGCACAATGACAAGTTAGAATTGATGGCAGAAAATGACAGTAACAGAACAAACGCTGATTGAATATCAGGAAAAGTTTAAGAGTGTACTTCCACATTGGCGTGTAACAAGTGAAGCTAAAACTTGGTATAAGAACAAGTATAGATTCCGTTTGGAACTTGGCGATCCGCATGGTAGTATAAGGAATTTTTCTTATACTCATGCAAGTCCTTTGCGAAAAAAAGTATTAGAACTTGATCCAACCGCACGTGTGCGTAAGGAAGGATGTTTGCGTGTTTTTACTAATGAAACATCACTTCTTGATGCGTTTCTTGATGATCCAGAAATGCTTGGACATGTTTATGGTTTAACAACAAGTAATATACAATATGTTGATGAGTTGGAAAAACTTGACAATATTGCAGTTGATGTTAAACTTATAAGTGCAATAAAGTATGATCCTGATATCAAATATCAAATTGATTTTCATACCTATTGGGGTTGGAGAGTAGGTGGCAGATCAACACAGAAAGATAATCTAATTGAATTATATAATTTTGTAAAAACCAACAGTGACGATTTAAGCATGACATATGAACTTGCACATTGGTGTGAGAAAATTGTGGATGGTTATATTGGAAGTGGTGGTTATTATTATGGTGCTGTTCGTGTATTTGCCAAAAGTGGTGACAATATTCCACTTATGTATATGATGTTTCAGGATGGCGTCCATAAGATTTATAAACATGTTAAGAAAGAGAGTAAAGCATAATGAATACCGATTTAACACGTGCATTGATTGAAAAGAAAGTAATTAACAGAAAAACACGGATTCTTGCCAAATGTCCTGTTCAAGTTTTTGGTGGTATGCCAGGTGAACAAGAACTATTCTTAAATGTAGATAATGTAGTTTGGGAAGATAACAATTTTAAGTTTATTGCAAGTCATAGAAATGGTCGTAAATTCAGTGTTCCAACTGATAAAATTATGGAAATTGATGGTATGGAACCTACACGTCTTGGCCTTGCCTATGATATTAAACCAAATGGCACCGCACGTGGTGGTGGTAAAAAGCGTGGACGTAAACCACGAATAAATACTATGGAGTCATAAGATGGCAAAAATCTACGAAGAAGTTTTGATTATCAAAGTAAGCAAACTTGTTGCTGACAAAGAATCAAGTTCAAAAACAATCATCAGTAGTGATGTTGTTGAAAACATTGAAGCAGTTGTTCAGGAACTTGTTGGTGAAAAAGTAATCGTTGAAATTGAAAAAGCGGAATAATAATGAGTAGTATCCCACAAGTAGTGTTAAATTCTATTGCATATGGTCAAGCAAATGGACCATATAATGGCAGTAGCACAACTTGGAGCAGTGACAAAGTTAAAGGTAATGGATACTATGGTTACACAGATGGTTTGCATACAATAAGTTATGTATTAACTAATTTTGTTGGTATTATTGATTTTCAAGCATCATTACTACAAAACCCAACCGATAGTGATTGGTTTGATATTACATCAACTATTGTTGGTGATGGAACTACACCAATCACTGGTAGTTATTTTTTTAATTTTACTGGAAACTTTGTATGGTGTCGTGCACATATTACAAACTTTACTGCTGGTAATATTAATCAAGTTCTTTACAATACATAAAAATTCTGTCATACTGCTTGCAGTAGATAACTAATTATATCTACACTTTATGGAAAGATCAATGACAGAACAATTAAATCAACCACAACAAGATAATACTTTTGGTTTACCCCAAGATGCATTAGATTTTTTAAGAAAACAACATATTCATTTCTGTTTGCCAATGTATGGTGGACAATGTAATGAAGCAACTTTTATCGCAATGATTAAGTTCGGTATCATTGCTGGTAAAATGGGACTAAACTATAGCATTGATACAATGGTTAATGAATCACTTATTACTCGTGGTCGTAATAACCTTGTTGCAAAGTTCTTGTTTAACCAAGCAGCTACACATTTGATGTTTATTGACGTTGACCTTGGTTTTGATCCAGAAGCAATCATTCGTCTACTACTTGCCAATCAAGATGTTGTTGGTGGCGTTTATCCAATGAAACGTATTCCAATTCGTTATGTTATTAACACTGTTCCAAATCCAGTTACTATGGGTGAACTTGTTGAAGTTAGCACACTTGGCACAGGTTTCATGATGGTAAAGCGTCATGTTATTGAGCAACTTATTAACCTACATCCAGAATTAAAGTATCGTGATAATATCGGTATTGGTCAACAGTATGAACCACTTATGTATGGTTTGTTTGATACAATGATTGACAAGGATGATAACTATCTTTCCGAAGATTGGACATTCTGTTATCTATGGCGTATGGCTGGTGGTAAAATTTTTGCTGACACAGGCATTAAACTTGACCATACTGGTTATCACAAGTATGAAGGTAATGTTGAAGAACTTAAGAAGGTTCTTACAAATCAAGTTAGTAACGGTGGACCACATCATCTTAATCCAGATGCAAAATATCCACTTGAACAACCGCAGGGCGGTCAGGCTCCACAACCACCAGGTGCAGCACCACAACCAATTAAATTAAAGTTAAATAAAAACATTAACAAAGATGCCATAAAGAAAGGCTAAACGATGAGTGAAGAACTTGATAGTGAACTTGTAGAATTTAAAGTTATTTTAGATAGTGTTTGGCATAATGAACCGCCAAAATACCAAGTTTTACTTGATGGTGAACTTATTGAATTTGGTGAAGTTGTAGAAAAAGAAGAAAGTGGTGATGAAAAAGTCATCACTTTTAGCAAAGATTTAATTGAAGGCGATCATGTTTTACAGATAAGACTCGTCGATAAACAGAATCGTCACACACCCGTTGATGAAAACGGTAATATACTTGCAGACCAATTATTAAATATTAAACAAATAGAAATTGATGAAATTGAATTAGATTATCTATTTTATCAACTTGGAAAATATCATAAACAAACTGCTACAGAATTTGTTTATGAAGAAGAACCACTTCCAGAAAGTTATAAAAATTTAGGATGGAACGGAGAGTGGAGACTAAACTTCACTGTTCCTACCTATATCTGGTTCCTTGAAAACCTATAAATATTAGGTAATGCAAATAAATCAAATTATCACAGAAGCAGCCAAAGTTGGTCGTGCTTTCCAACATATTGAAGACTTGGTTCTTATCAGTGGTAGTTTAGGTGCAACTACTGCAATAAACAAACTTGCAGAAATTGCTAAAAATCCACAGCAAAACATACGTTGGAAATGGGATGGCAAGCCACAAGTATATTGGGGACGTGAACCTGATGGTAAATTCATCATGGTTGGTCACAATGGTTGGTTAAAACGCACCATTGATGGCAAGTCACAAAGTGCACGTGACCTTGCACGTTTTATTATGCAAACTGGTAAAGCAGAAACACCAGAAGAAATTAAACAACGCCAAGCATTTGCTACACAATTTGCAAGTCTTTGGCCGCTATTTGAAGCAGCTACACCACGTGAATTTCGTGGTTATGTATATGCTGATTTACTTTATATGAACCGTCCACCACTTAAAGACGGTGCTTACACATTTACACCAAACAATGTAACATACAGTGTTAAGGCAAATAGTGAACTTGGACAACGTATTGCAAAAAGCACAGCAGCAGCTGTTGGTCATGCTTACTTCCCAGAGTTTGGTTTAAGTGATGATGAGCAACAACCTATAAATGATTTTACAGCATTTAATAAAACTGCTGGCTTGATTGTATTAGGTCCACGTTATGCACAATCACAGCCGCAAATAGATACAACTGCACTTGCTAATTTACAGAAGTATGTTGCCACAAATAAAATTGGCATTGATAATTTCTTAAATGACCAGAATCTTGCTGCTATGAAGATGTCTGGATTTAAGCAAGTGCTATATAATTTTAATAATCAAATGGCACGTAGTGGTATTACAACTGGACTTGCTAACAAGTTTTTAGAATGGTTACCAAGCAGTCGCCAAAGTGTTCCTATGCAGAACAAGATTACTGAATGGGTAAACAAGAATAGTCGTGGATTCCTTGCTACATTTAATGTATTAGAAAATCTACGTGCTATTAAGAATAACATCATTCAACAAATTGATAGTGAACCAAGTGATATTACACAAACTACAAAAGGGGAGCCTGGTGGTGAGGGTTATGTTGCTTATGGTAAAGCTGGTGAACCAAATGTCAAGTTAGTTCCAAGACATCGTTGGACACCAACCTAATAAATAATACTTAAAGGAATATAAGATGCGTTATAGTGAAATAATTGGCGAAGATACTCAACAAACGTATGCTGTACAATTATTATTTCCAAATGCATACAACCAACGTTCATACAGAACAGTTGATACTTTTAGTGCAGATTCTCAAGATGAAGCTGATCGTATTGGTGCAGATTGGGTAGAACAAAATCTTGCAACAATGAATAAGGGAATACATTTCCCATATCAAGTGGTAACATACAGACCACATGAATATGATAACGATACAGAAGAAGATTTAGTAAGACAACACAAAGAACTTGATGCTAATCCACATTTTAAAAGCCCAGAATATAAGAAAAAGGGTGATTTAGAACAAAGATACCATGCTCTTAAAACAATAAAAGCCATTAAGAATGGCTATTATAGTAAAAATCGTTCTAAATGAATCCAGATAAATATTTTATCTGGATTATATGATGACAATTATTAACAGCACATTAAAAGAAGCAAGCGGACCACATATCTCTTTCTTCTTTGGCAGACTAAATCCACCACATTTTGGTCATCAGGGATTAATCCAAACTACAATTACCAGTGCAAAAAATGGTGCATGGGCAGGTTTTTTAAGTAAATCACAAGATAAGAAAAAAAATCCACTGCCATATGATTTAAAACTACGTTGGCTTTATACACTTTATCCAGAAACCAAAGGTCATATCGTAGAAGATCCAAATATTAAAACATTCCTACAAGCCGCCGCTTATCTTTATGAAAAAGGTTTTCGTAGTGCAACATTTGTTGCTGGCGAAGACGATATGGCAAGTATGCGTCCAGTGCTTGAACAATATAATGGCAAAGAAGTTGCACACGGTTTCTATAAATTTGAACCACTTACATTCATGGAAAGTCCACGTCTAACAAGTGCTACCAATGCACGTGAAGCAGCAAAGAGCGGCGACCCAGAAGCATTTGAACGTGCTACACAAGTCCCACAAAACATCATGGTAGATGGTAAAACACTTATGCAAGCAGTGCGTATTGGTTTGGGATTAGGCGAAGCAGTTGAAGAAAACATTACAGAAGCCGCAATCAATGATGGTTGGTTTAGCGATGGCTTCCAAACATATAAGAAACCAGTAGCAATCAAGTATGAAACTGCAAGCAGTGATGGAACGCTACAAACTCTTGAAGGTCCAGTGCAATATAAGGCTGGTTACAAAATCGTAACAGGACCAAAAGGTGAAAAGTATCCTATGCCGCCAGAAAAGTTTGCATCGCTATATGATGACAGCGGCAATGGTGTTGCAACACCTAAAAAGATTATGAAAGTTGCAAAACTTGCAGACCATGATGGCGTAGTGAATACAAGTTGGGGTGAACCACTTAACTATACTGCTGGTGCAGATTATATTGTTAAGCATGGTCCTAATGATTATGGCGTAGTTAAGAAAGATATATTTGCACAAACTTATGCAAAGCCCATTGGTGAAGCACCAGGCATTGGTGGTGATTGGGATGATTTACCAAAACTTGTAAAGGTTGGTCGTAAACCATATAAACCAAATGTAGATGATACCTATTATGGCTCTACACATGGCATTGATTTAGACTTATACGGTTTACCAAAGTATGAATTAGACGAAGACCTAACACCAGACCAATGGGCAGAGTTGCGCATCGCTGATCCAAAAGCCTATATGGGCAATAAGGATTATACCAATCGTCGTTGGTGGACTCTGCAGTTTAAAAAGGCTCGTGCTGCTGCCCGTGAAAAAGGTGCGCAGCGTTTTGAGTTCCCACCAGTCAGCAAGAATAGTTACATGGTTGCACCTGACTTGGCGAACGAAGGTAAAGTAAAACTATATACTGATCCAGACTATTTTGGTGCAGAAGTAGATGATAGCGGGTTTGATTCATTGCCGATTATCAACATTCCTACAAAAGAACTTGTTGGGTTTGAACCAGATGAAAAGATGAAATCGCCAAAAGCCCAAGCAAATGTTGCGAAAATTATAGATGGTATTAAAAAGAATGAAAATATTCCACCTATTTTAGTTCGCAAGTATAAGAGCGGTTATCAAGTATTAGATGGACATCATAGATTCTGGGCATATAAAA